GAGAATTACAACTTTCAACCGTAGGAACTCCGTCTGTAAATGGATCATTAGAATTTGTCACCAGTGAAAGAAGTATTTTAGTTCTTGTTTCTTTTTTAAGAGCTTTGGTAATTCCTTTTATGATAGATGATCTTGATTCATTAAAAATATCGTATGGTTTTTCCACAGTTATAAATACCACAAAGTATCAGAAAGAACAGAGAAGAAATTTGTATGAAAAACCCCAAAGAAAAATAGAATATTCTTTATTGGAAACTTCCTCTAATAAAATGTTAATTAAAAATTTATCTTTATTTGGAAAAGATAAAACTTTTATAGTTCCTATGTATATGGAAATGATTGACATAGTTTCTGCCAATAGCAATGTAATTACGGTATCAACGGATTTTACTTCCTTTTGGAATTTAACTATGTTTTGCTCAATCCTTTTTGTATATGATTTTGAAAACAATACTTCCTATATTTATGAAATATCCTCTTTGAGTCCTTCAACAAATGAGATTACAACACCTTATCCTATTGCGGAATCTTTAAGTAATAAAATGGCCGCTTTTCCGGCTTTTATAGGAACTTTAAATAATAGTACCTTAAATAATAATACAGATTTAGTAGGAAGTTTTTCTTTATCTTTTTCTGAATTAGTTGGATCAAATCAACCTGTTTTGGGAACTTTACCGTCAATTCCTTCTTTATTTAATTTACCCCCGAATTGGGAAAATTCTCCGAGAGAAACTTTTGAACCTATTAGAGAAATTGTAAATTACACGGGAACTGCTTCTCAAATGTATGCTTTGGTTGCAAGAGGGCAAAATTTATTTAATTATGAATATCAATTTGATCATGATGAAATTTTGGATTTCTTAAATTATTTTACCTATGTAAAAGGAAGATATAAATCTTTTTATTTTAAAACTTGGACTCAAATGGCAATAGTTCATGCTGATGTATTGGATTCGGATACAAATATTGTCATTGAATATAATGGGTTAGATTTAACTTGGTACACAGGAATGAAAGTTGTAATTGAAGTTGGTTCAAATAGTTTTGAACGAGAAATTACCTCCGTATCAGGAAGAGATTCATACGGATTGCAGATAATCCAAATAAGCAGTCCTTTAGGGATTCCTGTTGACAAAGATTCAATTTTTATCTATGATAAGAAAAAAGTACGATTTGGTACAGATGTTGTTGAGTTCCAATTTCCTTCAATATTAAGAGGGACCACATCTTTAGAATTTGTTGAACTAATTCAGGAGGTGTAGAAAATAAAATGACTGCGGTAAATGAACTTTCCTTTATTCAAGAATTGTTTGAGATATCTTCTCCAACTTCTGATACTTTATTTTATGTAACAGGGGAAAGTGAATATAATGACGGAGTGCATATTTATTTACCTGCTCCTATTAAAAGAAGTTCATTTACCTTATCTACCGATTTATCAGTTCCTAAAGTAACTGTTTCTGCCCCTCCTTCTGCCCCTCTTTTGAGATATTTAGCCAATTATCCTGTAGTTCCTACAACTGTAGTAATTAAAAGAATTGTGAACGGTTCAACAATTACTCTTTTTTCAGGAAAAGTAAAAACTGTTGTTTTGCAAGGTTCAATAGCGGTTGCTGAATGTTCTTCAGGATCGAATATTTTAGAAGTAAATATTCCAAATAAAGTTTGTAGTGCTTTTTGTCAAAATTCTCTTTTTGATTCTGATTGTGGTTTATCTTCTTCAGCTTATTTGGTTTCTGCTTCTGTTACTCCTTATCCTCAATATTTACAATCAAGTGTTTTTAGTTCATATACTTCAGGATGGTTTACAGGAGGATATGTACAAACTGTTTCTCAAGATTTCCGTTATATTTTGGTTCACACCGGAGATAAAGTCTACTTGCAAGCACCTTTTCCTGCAAGTGATGTAACAACAGGAACAATAGTTTCAGTTTTCCCCGGATGTGATGGAGTATATTCAACTTGTGAAACCAAATTCAATAATTTACACCCCTCAACAGGGAAAGGGTTTTGCGGTATGCCTACAATTCCAACAAAAAATCCTGTTATTTGGGGATTTAACGGCCCTAAGAAACCGGAAGGCGCTGTTGATTTGTCAGGAACTTGGTTGGAGCCGGTTCCGCCTGAATGGTACGAGGCTGGATAATGTATGTTTAATCCTGTATTTACAAATGATGCCATCTGGATAGAATTTTATAAAATTTTACAGTCATGGAAAGGAACTCCTTATAGACATTTACAAAGTGTAAAAGGAAGGGGAGCAGATTGTGCTTTATTTTTAGCAAATTGTTTTATTGAAGGAAAATTTATCAAAGAGGTTCCTTTGACCATTGAGTATTACCCCAGAGATTGGCATCAACATTCAACGGAGGAAATAGTGTTAAATTCTTTTCGTACTTTTTCTGAAAAGAACTTATTTCCAAATTATGTTTTTACCGAGTTTTCTTATGGGGAACAAGATTTATTGCGAGGAGATGTTGTTACTTTTAAAACGTCTAAAAAAGTAACAAATCACACAGTGATTATGATTGATTCAGAAAAATTCATTCATTGTACTAATAGAGGAGGGGTCTTGGAATCTTCTCTTAATGCTAAGATTTTATTCTCTTCGACTTGGAAGGAAAAAATATCAAAAATTTTTAGATTAGGATACGAAAATGGGATTTGATCCTTTTACTATAATGGCCGTTTCGACAGTAATAAGTCTTGCTGCTGCCTACATTTTTGCCCCTTCTGCCCAACAAAGTACCGGAAATGACATGGCTCCGAATACATTGGATTCCTTCTCTATTACTACTGCTGTGGAAGGGGATGTAATTGCTTTACCTTACGGCAAAAGAAAATTAAAAGGAAATATCATTTGGTATGGGAATTTAATAGTGGAAGAAGTTCAAGGCACTTCTTCCGGAGGAGGAAAAGGAGGAGGGGGAGGATCTTCAACATATACCAAGGGTTATAATTATTATTTAGATTTATGGCAAATTATTTGTATTGGACCGGCTTCTTTAGATTCTGTATATTTATATGATGAAATTGCAGATTTAAATGAATATTGTGATTATTATACATGGAATACAGGAGAAAATAACACAATTCCGGCAGGAGTTTCTCCGGCAGGGAATTTACCTGGAATCGCTCATATTTTCATTAAAAAATTATTTCTTGGGTTTAATGTAAGTACCGTTCCTACTGTCCAATTTGTTGTGAATAGAGTTCCTGCAAATGTTCCGTTACCTTATGTTTCAGAGACATACGGAATTAATCCTGCTGCTTTAATTTATGATGTTTTAAAATATGCGGGAGCTTCCACTTCGGAAATTAATATTTCCTCGTTTTCCACCGCATCTACTTTTTGGCATAGTCAAGGATATGGAATTAATATGTCTTTTGATAGAGTTCAAAAAAGTAAAAGTTTCATTGAATTAGCCTTGTCTTTTGTAGGTGGATTTTTCTTTTTGGATAATGATAATAAATATGGAATTAAAGCACTTGATCCAAATGAAGCATATGCAGTTGAAATTAATGAAACTTTGGATAAAAATTCTGACTGCATTTCTGTAAAATTACAAGTTCAAACTTGGGAAGATACTTTTAATATTTTTAACGGAAATTTCCAATCTAAAGACTTTGATGAAACAAAAAGAATTGTTACCATTAAAAATTCAGCGTCAATAGGTATGTTAGGAAGAAAACTTCCTAAGAATGTTGATTTATCAGGATTTAGAGATCAAGATAGTGCTGCATTACGTTTGAATGAAATTATGAAAAGGGAAAGTTATCCCGGATCAACTATTGAATTGGAATTATTTTTAGATTTTTTTAATATTCAGATAGGTCAAATAATTAAATTCAGTTCTGAAACGTATGGAATTATTGACGGATATTATCGAGTTATTAATAAAGATTTAACCAATATTGATGAAAATAAATTAACGGTTATTGCTGAACAAGTTATTGAGAAAATGCACAATAGTTCCTTTGTTCCTCCTGCTGTTGCTGCTGCCTGGATTGCCCCCGATCTTGATCCTTTGGCGTTAACTCATATTGATTTATTAGAACTCCCTCGAAATCCGATTACACAATTAAATACGACTTTATTGGTTTTGGCAGCAAGACGAACCGGATTAGAAGAAGGGATGAATTTATTTGAATCTTCTACGGGAACAGATTATACCTTTGTTAAAAAATTAACAACTTTCTCACAAAGAGGAACTTTATCTGAACTTTATCCCGCAACATCATATCAAATAGATGATTGGGCTGGAATTTTATATACACCTTATAGAGAAGATCCTGCTTTTTATTCTGTTTCCAGAACAGACTTATTTTCCGGGATTCACACAAGATTTGCCTTTATTGGAACAGAGATTTTAGGTTTTCAATTTTACACTTTTGAAGGAACTACTCAAATTAGGTTAAAAGGAGTTGTTCGAGGTTTATTTAATACTCCTATTTCTTCTCATTCAGCCGGAGCGACTATCTGGATTTCTTCTATTCAAGATTGTACTTTACAAATACCGGCTTCTCAAACCTTGATGTATTACAAAATTCTTCCGATTGTTTTAGGACAATCAATAGATATTGATACAATAAGTGCCAAATCAATCACATATACAAAGAAGGCATTAACTCCTTGGTCTTTGAATAAAATAAAAGCATCCAGATTAGGTTCTGATGTAACAATTACAGTTTATCCTTCCGGATTTGCAAATGGAGGAGCAGGTACTGCAAATGAAAATACAAACGCCCCTAATCCAATGGTAGTAGAAACAAATGTTTCATTTGAACATTATACCAGTTATGATTCAACTAAATTATATTCTACCAATCCGATAATTCTCATTTCTAATGCTTCAGCATTTTATTTTTATGCAGCGGTAAAAGAAGGGGCTTATTTAAGTGCTGTAAAATCGGTTTCTATCGGCAGTACGGACGGAGATTACTATGGCTATTAATACTTCTCAATCAACGATTTCTGACTATAATACGCTCACGGTAACGGCATTAAATACTTTGCTTGATAGATTTTCATTTGTGTGGAATGATCAAGACGCTTTAATTACCAATAAAATTATAGGATTTAAAGACGGAGTTTGGAAACAAGTTGATTTAGGTCTTCCTGCTAAAGCTCCTATTGAAATTTCCGATGCTGAATTTGTGTTAAATGCCTTTTTATCAAATACTTTCTATTGCTCTTTAACTGGAAATATTGAATGTATTGGTTTTTTAGGTTTAGAAGCAGGAATAGAAATTTCTTTTATTATTACTCAAGATTCTTCTGGAGGACATACAATAGATTGGCCGGCTGATGTTTCAATTTCAGGAACTTTAAATTCAAATCCAAATGCAGTAACTATTTGTCGAATTGTTAAACTGGTTTTACTTATTTAACATACGAAGCATAAAAGGAAAAGGTATTTATTATGAGTTTTGTTTCTCCTACTCAATTAGAAAAAATTGATTATGGTCAAACTATGTGGGATAAGATAATGAATGCCAATTCCGGTAAATTAGAAACTATCTTGACCAATTTTTTGACACTATGGAATTCTTCTACCAAGAATACCGGACAATGTGCTAAATGGAACGGAACTGCTTGGGTTGTTTCTGATATTGAAATTCCTCCTCCAGTGAGTTTAACTGATTCTGATCCTATTGCAACAAATGCTGCTTTAGGAGGAGTTTTTACTGTAACGATTTCTGGAAATAGAACTTTTTCTAACCCTACCAATGTTTTTTCAGGTAAAACTTATTTTTGGTATATTAAACAAGATTCTGTGGGAAGTCGATTAGGAACTTTTGCAAGTAATTGGGTTTTTTCTTCAACTCCTGTTTTATCAACTTCTCCAAATTCAGTTGATTTAATAAAAGGGGTTGCCATAGGATCTGTTTTGTACTGCACTCTTTATAAAAATTTTGAGGTTTCTTAAATGCCTAAAACCACAAATACTGATTTAGAACTATTATTATTCGGGCAACAAGGCTGGAATACTTCCATTGCTGAAAATGCTGTAAAGCTGAATAATATTTTAGAGAAAGTACCTCCTTTATGGGATTTGTCTGCCCAATCAGAAAATTCTATTTTAACTTGGAATAATTCTACAGGAAAATGGGAAATAGGAGTAACTGTCATTGAGTTGCCTTTAGCTTTGACCGATGGTGCGAATATCAGTATTGATGCTTTAAATAGGACAATGTTCACAGTAACAATAGCAGGAAATAGGGCTGTAGCAAATCCTACTAATTTGGTAGATGGAAAGAAATATGAATTTTTCATTACACAAGATTCAGTAGGAGGAAGAACTTTAACTTGGGGAAATGCTTTTTATTTTCCGGAAGGTTCTTGTGTTTTATCAACTTCTCCTGATTTAACAGATAAAATTGAAGCAATATGTATTGATGGAAAATTATACTGCAATGTTTTTAAAGGGTTTGAGAATTTAGCTCCTATTTATAATGTTGTTACTGCTAAATCAGTTATTTTTGATTTTACTGATAACTGGGGAGGTGCCGGTGCGATGATGTGCCGGAGTATTGATTTCTATTTTGAAGGTACTAAATTACAAGTGGGAAATGGGGTAAATTTTATAGCTTATGGAGATGCTTATTCATCTTCCTATGCAGTTACAAATTTATTTGATGTAACCAAATCAAAAACAGGTGCTCATTTAAATAATGGTTGGCAGACAAATTTACGAAATAATACCATTAGAGTAATATGTGTTTTTGAAACTCCCCAGACTTTTGATGCCTTTGTGGTTAATAATCATCATGATAGTGGAACAAATACAAATTTTGGCGTAAAGAATACTATTGCTTATACTTCTGATTTAGAAATTACTTCTTTGACATATGGTGAAGAACCTGCAAGTGGATATAAAATATTTGATAGCCAAATAGCTCAACATCCTTCAATTAATGCTGAAGATGAACAAGAATTTAATGTTTTGTTGTTAGATGCTTATACTATATCTCGATTAATTGAATTGGATACATTTGCATTACCTTTGGAAGAAGTTGATTCAAATGTTTTGAGTGTTTCTCCTGTTGTTCCTGATTCTATTGATTTGGATGCTTTTGCATTGCCTGCTATTAGTGTTTCAACCTTAGTGGAGTAAAAAAATGAAAATACAAAGATCAACAGAAATGTTACATCCTCTTTTGGTGGAAAAAATAAAAATAATTCAGAAAGAAATTATAGATTTTCATAATTTACCTATTAGACTTTTTGAAACAGGAAGAGATCATGAAAGACATGCTTATTTATTGGATAAAGGAAAAACAAAAGATTTATTTTCCAAACATCTTTACAATTTAGAAAATGATCCCCCTTTATTGGCAACGGCAATAGACTATGTTTTTTATGATAAAAAATGGTCATGGAATTTAAGAGATTCTACGATAGTTTCTTGGTATTTAATATTTGGAAATTTAGTTTTAGATTTATTTCCTGATTTAGAATGGGCGGGAGTAAATAGAAAGTCAACCAATTATTGCCACTTCCAATTAAAAAAAGAAACTTTAATGAGGAATTTGAATGAATATCCTTGTGTTTGCCCTTTATAAAAGGTTTTAAGGATTTTATATGATTTATTCTTAGGGGTATTATTTTGTTGATTTTTTAATTTTTTTCTATTATTGTTTATTTATTCTTTTAAAAGGAGAGATTATGAGACCTACAATATCGAAATTACTGACAACGACAACATTTCAGGCCGTGACCTTGCCTGC